GAACAACACTTTTCCATTTTGAAAAAAATTGTAGTTCACGGCATACAGCCTGATAAAGCGAGATGAAGTGCTCGGATTCATTGTCAAGTCTAAAATTTGATTTTCGATTCGGGACATGTTGACTTGTCCTGTCGGAAGGACATTCTCTGGATCGAGGCTGAATGAATACATGTAAAACTTTCTGTCTGGGACGCGTGTGTGGTATTCCATGGCTTGGATGGCTCGAAGGTATATCGGAATACCTATGTCTTTTGAAATTCGTTCGACACCATTAAATTTCAAAACTAAATTGACCAACTGTTCAGTGGAACCATTGGTGTAGACTGTTCCGTCCGGACTGAAAGCACCGTCGGTCGTGTAATCGAATCCGAATGCACTTGTGTTTTGAATAACGACAAACAATTCCTTCACTGGATTCATGAGTTGGAGTTGGAGACGTACGTTGTTTGTACCTTGCGGAACAATAAATTCGAGTCTCTGAACTTGTTCATAGACTTGGATGCTCCGTTTCAGAGTGTCTGCAAAATAGACGTACTCAACCAACAATTGAATATTCAAAGGCGATGTGTAGCTAAAGGCCGGAATTGTGAACAGGGCTGAATTTTTGAGGATGACTCTGAATTCGACATACGTAGAGTCCATTTCAAGACCCTTTCGGAGACAGGTGAATGGAAGTGGGAATGTATACTCTGCATTGATTGGTCCTGAAGTGCTCGGATAGATCTTTCCGACCAGGTACTGTAACGTTGCTTGTTTTCCCCGTGGTGTCTTGAGATCATTCATCATCTCCATGTATTCACCGTACAGACGCTCGACCATCTGTCCCCCGAAATACAGTTCGACGTAATCAATCATGTACATCATGACTGAATCACAGAGGGATGAAGGAATAGACCCTTGTTGAGGTGTGATGAATTTTAAATACAAATTAGAAATCATGTTTCCACGTTTTGGAATTTGCACTTTGGATTCTGAACCGAAAAGAACATTTGTATCGAATGTGATGATTTCAAGACGTTTTGCAAATGGAATCGGTGCTGCATATTTTTCTATAAAATAGGTCATTTCAGGACTCCCGACAAGCATGACGTCATCGGCTCCGAAATAGGCAAGGGATGTGCGTCCTGCCATACTGATACTATACAGCAAATTAGTTTGACTCAGTTGGCGGGAGTTGTAAAGTTGAACAACATACCGGCTATTCCGTTTTCGATTCGTAATATGTTATAACTGGTCGCGTAGACGCGAAGATTTCTAGAGACACCTGTCAAGGCTGTCACCGTTATATCAAGTGAAATATCCTTGATGCGACTGAAATTAATTTGTCCTGTCGGTCTTGGATTCATCGGGTCGTTGGCGAATGAGTACACGTAAAACTTTCTGATTGGAGTCACGTTATACTTTTGGAACGTCTGCACGTACTGGAGGTATTGATTGTCCGTAATCTGTCGACTCAGAAACTCTTGACCGTTGAATGAAAGACCTAAGTTTGTCAAGCCATTGTTGGTAAAGTCGTACGGAGCAGTTCCTGCATTTTGAATCACAATGTACAATTCCCGAACAGGATTCAAAAATGGAAGTTGAAAAGTACCGGTCGTTATGCCAGCCGGAAGTTTAAATGTGATCAGTTGATTCTGTGTCATCAGGTACTCGAGTCGGTTCCTCTGCATCCAATTGACTTCGGCGTCGGACAAAAACCCGTACTCGACAATCATGGTTACACTGAGATACTGACTGACGCCTGCAAGAGAATTCAAGAATGTCAGCCCTGTAAAGGGTGCAAATGTAACGAATATTTCCACGTCCGAACGTCCCAGTGCACAAATCGGGATGGACAGTTCAGGATTGTTGTAAAAGTAAAACGGCAAGTTGACATAGTACGTCCGTCCAGGATCAAACACGTTCGAGACGTCTTGCTTTCCGGTCAACAATTTGAGACCAACTTGATTCTCATACGGAACGTACAAGTCGTTGTACAGTTCAATCTGCTCACCTGTGATGGACTGGACGAGTTGTCCTCCAATTTTCAAATCCGCTTGTCGTATAACATAGGTGCCTATGGAATCCACATAACTGTACGTCGGAGTCAAGTTGCTCGCAAGCAGACCGATGGAAATCATCGTGTTACTGAGTGCGTACGTGCTGCCTCCAGCTGTCGTCACAAAGGAAACGGTTGCCGATGCCGGATTCAGAGTTGTCGCGTTGGCAATATAGAACGGAATGGAAAAGTTGTACGGTGGCAAAAGACCGATACCGATAGGAAAGGTTGTTGTGAATGTTGTCACCCCGGACGTCACAGTCACTGATGCTGATTTCAAAAAATCAGACGTGTACAGTATAAACTGGGCTGTGTACAAGCCACCGACATAAAACAATATGTTTTGACCTGGTATGCTGATCTGAGTTGTTCCGCCCGTTTTACTCCAATTGGATGTACTGAAATCTATAGGTGACCCGAGTGCAAATTGAGATCCGGCCGATGCGGACGGTGTCAACATGATTCCATTCTGTGGATATGAAGCTGTTGGTGTCGATGCCGTATTTTGAATAAACTGAATGTATGATACGTTCGACCCAACAATCGTATCACTCGCGACACTTCCAGCCAGACTCTGCATCGTGATGTCCATGTAAAACGGAGTGACAGTCGCGTCAGTCTGAAGAACAGTGACTGGGATGAGAAAATCAAGACTGGGCTGTCCGTATTGACCTTGATAGGTTGTGTACGTGAACAACGAAAGTCCACTGCCGCGCGTTCCTTTACTCAGTTGAACACTTGTCAAAGTACTGTTCTGGAGTGCAAGTGTTGTCGTAATCAAAAACGTTCCAGACTGATTGATGTAAAATGAATTCGATGAAGGAATTGGTGTGATGAGTTGACCTCCTCCGGGCTGTGAATACGATGTGAAATTCTGAAGAGCAAGTTGGGGTCCAGTGCTTATTGGTGAATAGTTCATAAACGCCTGGTCCAGAGGAGCCAAGGCGAGCCATGATCCTGGTTGGATGATTGCTGTCGTTGGAAGAAGTCGAATGTCAATGTACATGTACGTAGAAGTTGACGCGTAGACTGGAATAGAAAAAGTTGCCGATGGTTGCATGGATTGTGTAATCACGTGTTCAACAACAAATGTACCTGTTCCGGGATGACCATCCGTACTGGAAAATCCATAGGCTATAGAATAGGTCGCATCGCTTCCACCAGTCAAAATGGATCCGCGAAGACAGTATACACCACCGTTACCTATGATGATGGATCCTTGTGTTGACACTGCGCAGAATGTCGACCCAGACACTTGACTGATGTATGGTGTACGGTATGCGTTGAAAAACACATAGTTCGGTTTGGTTTCTCCTGTCTTTGTGTACATTTGAAATTGACTACTTGTCGGTAAAACAGATGGAACGATCTGTTGTTGGACTTGAAGGTACAAGCCTGCACGCGACGTCGCATTCGGCAATCCGTTGCCGCGCGTCCATCCCGCCTGTTCCAGTGTGAAATCAGAGGTTGCTTTGCCACCAGATGTTCGATGAAAACTTGATGTTGTCCAGATGTAATTCAAATTTCCATCCGGAAACACATTGTCGAAATTCTTTGGATCAAACCCCCAAAAGAGTGCTTGGGACGGTTCAACTGTGATGTTTGAGTACGCGATGAAAGTGAATTTGTTCACATTGGCGTCGTAGTACACGTTTGTCGAAAGAGTTCCAGGGGATGGTTGACCGAAAGGAGCTACGTTACTCATCCATCCGATATTCAAAGTGAATGGAGGATTACATTGAAATTGCGATTGTAAATTGGAAGAATAATATGTGATTCCAGTGGTTGGCGCTCTGAAAAACTTGCCATCGATTGTAATTTTGGGAAAAAATCCAGTTTCTGCAGCGACGTTGGACCAACTCCAATCGTTTCCAGGATTGTTCAGGGCTGGCATGTTTATTTTCAACGTGAGACCTCGTATAATGTCGCCTTTGAACGGAACACGGCAGATGGCTTGCGTCCCGAAACTGACTTGCGTTCCATTGAATGGAATTTCATAGGCTTCGAGCACGAATGGAGTGTTTCGCGAATACATTCCCTGAAAATAGGTGACGCTTGGGCTTCCAGTCAGAAAAGCATCTTGTTGACCGATTGCAGCCAACTGGATGTACCCAGCTGACATTCTACTACATATGGATACTTTATTTCTTCCTTCTCCCCGCGTTGAATTCATTTTCAAAATTTGAAGCATTACAGAAGAGATGGCAAACATTCCTCTCAGGAAGTTTGACCCGACAAAGATGAGAGACGACAAGGTGTGTGTCTTTATAGGCAAGCGTGGCACTGGAAAGTCGACCCTCGTCACTGATATTCTGTGGCACAAGAGGAACATTCCGACAGGGATTGCCATGTCCGGCACCGAAGATGGCAACGGACATTACAAGCAGTTTATTCCGGACCTCTTTGTCTATGGAGACTACAATAGGGAAGCCATCGAAAAATTGATGGAACGTCAGAGGAAAATTGCGGCGCGTATCGGCAAAGAAAAGTTGCCACCTGTATTCATTCTTATGGATGATTGCATGTACGACAGAGCATTCATGAGGGACACAGTCATGCGCAACTTGTTTATGAATGGTCGTCATTGGAACATCTTTTTCATGATGACGACACAGTACGTGATGGACATGACACCTATGATCCGCTCGAACACAGACTACGTGTTTGTCCTCAGAGACAATGTCAAACAGAACAGAGAAAACTTGTACAAGTGCTTCTTCGGAATGTTTCCCAGTTTCGATGTGTTTTGTCAGGTGATGGATGCATGTACTGAAAACTACGAGTGTCTCGTGTTGGACACCACTTGCAAAACCAACAGGATTCAGGACATGGTCTTTTGGTACAAAGCTCCCATACGTAAAAACTTTCGGGTCGGGAGTCAACAGTTTTGGCAGTACCATCAAAGATTTTACAATCCGAGGTACCAGGTCCAACAGCCCCCCCAACAAGGCGGTATTCGAACAAAAGGTCAAATTGTCACTGTAAAAAAGACGCGTTGATATGAATTTTGAAAAAAATTGATTCAGAACAGAGAGATGATGAACTACGATCCGAATGCTGGAATAGATATGATCAAAGATATTTCAAGTGAGGACAAGAAGAAAGGAGTTCCAGAGGGTCTGTTGCCAAATCCAACTGAAAAAAACATTGGTGAATCTCAAATGGCAGAGTTTGCATCGACACCCATCGAGGAGGTGATGCCTGGTCCTGGTCAAATGATGCAAGATGAAGTTCAGGGACCACCACGGATGGTTCAGTCCAAGAGACAGCCCCGTGAGACGAGCGGTGAGGGTTCCGGATCCAAGTCGAAGAATCCGTTCGGACTGACTGATGATCAGTATCAGGCTGCACTGGCTGGTGTTGCTGCCATCATCGCATTTTCAAAACCAGTCCAGGGCAAACTGTCTTCGATGGTGCCCAAGTTTTTGAACGAGTCAGGGGACATGTCTGTGACGGGTATGATTGTGACTGCACTTGTAGCCGCCATCGTCTTTTACATGGCGCGCAAGTACATCACTCCTTGACCGTTTCTCCGCAGTACTGTTGTTGAGTAACCCTTTCATAGACGTCCAAGTGTTCGCAGATTCCACGTAAATCTTTAAAATTGTCCCAAAACTTTTGAGAGTGGTCGTATTCTTTGACAGTCAAATGAGCCAATTCGTGCAAAAAGACGTACATGGCTGCTTTGATGTCATCCCCGTCCAAACAAATGTAAATTTCGTACCCTTTGTTCACATTGGACCCGACGATTCCAGTCTTTTCATCGGTTCCTGTGATGATTGCGCAGTGTTTCTTGATCAGTTTCCACCTGTCCTCTTCCGGAAGACCTGTTCGGATAATCTCATACCTCCGTTTCAATTCCAAAAGCAAATCCGGCTGATCGATTCGACACAGGATCAACACGTACAACACAAGAAGAAGTACGAGAATGACATTCTTCATCTATATTTCACAAAGACAAATTTTACGTATATGTCTGACACGTGTCCGTTCGGTGTGTCGAGCATCGGCTCCCAGACAATCATTCTGAACCCTAATTGCATCATGTCCGATATAAACTTTTTCCCTTCCAGAATGGGTTCCAACTTGGGACCATCTTTGTAAAATGGACCATCGACCAAATTGACGTTCAGTCTGTCTCCGACCCTTTCCAGTGTGTTTCCGAGTGGGTCTCGAAATGTTCCAGAGGCGGGCAACAGCTGGTCGATCCGTGTTTTTTCAGGGACGATGCCGATCAATCGACCGTTCACTTTGATCGACTTGGAAATGGCTTGGATCGAGTCGTAGTACAACTGTTCCGATGAGCAAATGTAGTGCAAAGAAAAGTTGTAACAGATGACGTCATATGGACCCCATTTGACGGCATCTCGGACATCTCCAGGGGGGAGGAACCAAATGCCAATGTTACAGGCAGAAGATCTTTCATGGGCTTCGCGCATAGACTCTTCGTCAGGGTCGATAGCTGAGACTTTTACATTCTGGACGGATTTCCACTTGTGAATATCACCACCTCGACCACATCCACAATCCAACACGTGAGAGTTCGGAGGAACCCAGGTTTTTATCAAATTCTTTTTGGAATCATTATGAAGTTTCCTGAGTGCGTCCATACTTAAAAAAATGAGTCTTGTATTCTCTAAATGGCTACTCTCGAGCAGGACTATTTGACAGTTCCTGGACAATTGTTTGCGTGTATTTCGTTTGTCGGTCCAGATTTGCCTCAGAAGAATGAGAAGCTTGGTCTGAAGATTCGTGGGTGTTTTGCGACACGTGACGAGGCTGCTTCCCATGCGAAGCGTCTTCAGAAGGAGGATGCAATTGTCGACATTTATGTCGTCGACATGTACAAGTGGCTGCTGATCCCCCCTGATCGGAACCAGATTGACGACGTGCACTACCAGAATGAGAAGCTGGAGGAGATTTTCCAAAAGTATCGTGAGAATCAAGCGGCTGCAGCTGCTGTCTTTGAGAAGCGCAAGCGTGACTCGATGGCGAAACCACTGGAGGGCAGTGAGTTTCCGTACATTGACCCAGCCGATGAGAATTCCAAGTTTTACACCAAGCCAGACGTGCCACCCATTCCCCATCCAGCTGAACTCATCGAGGATCTCAAGAAGCAGTTTCCAGAGGCAACCATGCCCGACCTCGTGAAGATGGCTGATGCCAAGGTTCAAGAGGAGATTGAGCGTCGCAAGGCGGCTGAGGAGAAGCCAGCTGAGCTCCCAGCCATCGATGAGGAAAATGTTGAGTAAATGTAATGAGAAGACTCTTTCTGTGTATCGGGGTGTGTATAATCATCTACCTTGTCTGGAAAGTCTACAGTCGTCTTGATAAAGTGTGCGTCCCCCAACGGACCATGCCACCCACGATGGCATTCGACAACCAATACGATGTGTTTAGAGACATGGAACCCAGCTCACAGGTTCGAGAGAATCCGTGGGTTGGATTTTTACAAGAGGATCTGACGAAAAACAGAACAGGACCAGTGGGAGACTTTGTCGGAAACACGTCAAGTTCAGGAAACGTAGTGTCTTACATCATCACTTAGGATTGATAATCACTGGGCGCATATTTGTCAAAATAATTCCAATAACAATTCCAACCAGAAGACCAAGAACAAGTGGGTTGTTCTTGAGCTTCTCAATGGGATCCTCCTTCTGTGGGGGTGCGTAGTGCTGGTAGGTGACCGGAGGCGACTGGTACTCTTGCTCTTGTTCAAGGTTTGCCGACTGGTCGTTTTTTGACGACAGAAACGAGGGGCGGGGGTCCATCGGTCTCTTCACTACTCTCTTCATCACTCTCGCTTTTATCTGCTACAACAAAGCCATCTAAATTTCCATCATCATCTGCGTCAGATTCGTCACTAAATTCTTCGTCACTGTCTTCTTGGACGGAATCTATATCATCACCGTCATCACCAGTGTCGTAATCATCCGTCGCATAGTCATCGACCGGAATTTCAACCGGCTCGTAACGTGCAGGAGGTTTTGACACGCGACCACTACGGGTTCGAGTCTCCATAGAATAATATTATTTTATTTCTTTATATTATGAGTAATCAGCAAAGGGCTCTGCGAAATGACATGATCCGTAGGATACAAGCAATACTGACAAATTTGCAAAGCCCGAACAGTGCCAGTCTTGAAACTACCCAACGTCTTGCACAGGCGGCAGAAGCACTGAGAATTCTTTTACAACGCAACAACTTTAACTTTGATCTTTTACGAGTGGTTGCGGCAGAAGTTCAAAGTGCTCACGCCGCGTACCGAAACGAGAGGAACCGGATGCGACCCAACAGAATCAGAAACAACTTACAAAATAGGTATTCCTTGAACGCAAGGAACAGAATGGCGACAAATATAAGAAACATGAATTCCGTCCGTCGACGAGCGAACGTAAGCAATATGAATTCAGTTCGACGACGTTTGTTCTCCGACCAAGGCAGTTCTTCACAGAGACCTCAAGCATCATGGATGAATCAAAATGCCGTCAAGATTAACTTTCCAAACAGACTCCTGAATAATGTCGAACCCTTGACTCAGAACGCGTACCAAACAAACAGAAACTACGCCGAAGTGCGTGAAAACGGAAGGAATTTCTATTTCAGTTTTCCTAATTTTGCGGAATGGTACAGACGTGCCGGAACCAATCCACTTACGCGCAAACGTGTAAATACAGCCCGCAAAGTCCAATTTGTCTTGACGCCTAATCAAAAGAGACGAAACAACGCAGCACGTGTGATTCAACGGGCTTTCAGACGTAGACGACGTCCTCACTGACCGTGTGACCGAACAATCGAAGGCACGTAAGCAGACTGTGCCGGTACATCTGGATAATCTTTTAGATTTTCATTCAAGAATTTAGGGAAGAAATAGAGACCCTTGTCTGTGGCTGTTTTCAAAAGGATAGTTTCGCCTTCGTATGCAAGGTCACCTGCTATTCCATTCAATCTGTCTTGGTAATCAGTATCATCCGCATGTCTCACACCCAAACCCATGTCCCGGACATTCTCAACAGCGGTATACAGTGCCTTTGCTGAGAGGTCCAAATCTGTTTCAACTTTTGTTCGGAACAGGTTCATGTTGTTCAAAAACCGCTTCCAGCTTTCAGGATCCAGACCAGAGTAGGGATGGACAGCCTGCTCGTACTTCAGGAATTGCCCTTTGACTCCTTTCGGAAAGACGATCCATAAAACCAGTATCAACAGGGCTACCAACAGTAACGATTTCATCTACTATACTGGGAGGAAGAATATGCTGAGAAAATTCGTGATTTTTGCACTCGTCGTTGAAACACCTTTGACTGATGCGTCCCTTGTGCAACAGAAACCAGACGTGATTCGACCTGTGCTCATCCTGAATTCTCTCGCAAAATTTGGAATCCGTTTGAATGTACCATGCATCTGTGCCCTCCTCCATCCGTTGAATCTTTTTCACCTGTGTTTTCCTTTGACCAGGAATGTACCGCTGGATAAACTCTTCCATGGGTTCCGTGTCCGGAATGTCTTCGTCTTGGACTGCTTGTGTCCTTTCAGCCAGTGGACACCGGATGGAAAACAGTTTGAGTGTTTCAAAGTTTGGTTCTTTGGAAAACTCTTGTCCGTCGAGTGTTCTCCACGGAATGTATGGGTCTCCCGATGGTTTCTTATGTGACCAGAGCATCCGAAGTCCTGACCCGCCGTAAACACTCGAGTCGATCACTTGCGCCCAATCGATACCATCGTCTCGGGGAAGATTCAACAGGATTGAAGTACGCACTGCTAAAGCCTCTTGCTTCGTCACTTTATAGTCTGGCCAGTGGATGTGAACACCCGTCTTGAGTCCTTCTTTAACTGGTCGTACTTGTGCGCGCGCGATGCAACACCGACCATGGTCTCCCACAATCGAATGAATTTTTTTAGAAATTTGTACAATGAATTCATCTGACAATTTTTCTTGTCCTTTGTAATCCAAGTCTACAAAGAATTTGAAAACTTCAGTCTTTTGTTCAACCACGTACACTTTGCGCTTTTTCAATGTGTCAAGGTACACTTGAAAAAACGCATCCATGTCCTCATCCGGGACGTACAGGATCCCACCATCCATCAAGGTGTGGGTTCCAGGTGCTTTCGGGACGGACCATAGTTCCATTACACAGGTAGGGTCACTCCTCTTTAGTCCGAATCAACATCCGATTCAGAATCGAAAATAAACCTTGACCAAAAACTCTTGGTTCCATTTTTCTTTTTCGTGTTTGGAACTTCTTTTTGTTCTTCAGATGGTGGAGCAGCTTCGGGCTCTTTCGACTCTTCAATCTCATCTTCCAATTTTTCAATTTCATAACAAAGACGACTGGTTTTCATTTGGGTGGCAAGAATCTCCGGATCTGTCTCATCTTCCTTTTTCAATTGTAGCCTGAGTTCAGAAAGTTTCTTGGCATACCAAATCTTTGGTGGTGTCATTCCTATATTTTAATTTCAAAATTAAATTCATTTCAAATACGCAAGTTGAATGGGGTTTTGTTTCTTGACTTGATGGCTGTTTGAAATTCAGGATTGCGTACGACGTGCGTACGAATCATAGCCCACAAGTTTTCTTTTTGTGTTATGGATTCGAGTGTCCCGAATTCACACGCGTCATTCTCATCGTAGTTTTTACGGAACGGAATAAAGTTTCGTTCCATTTTCATCTTTTCTTCATTGAAATTCGAAATGACAGAGGTGAGTTCAGGTTGAGTCATGGGCATGTCAAACACGTACACGTGATAGTAGTTGATGACGTCGACGCCATCTTCAATGTCACGCGGTTCAGGTGTGTCTGTGGAAAATTTAAAATAAGCATAGGCGCCTTTTTTTAAATTTATGAGCCCACGGGTCTCTTCTTCGAGTTCGCGAAGAGCACAACGCAATGGATTGAAAATCTCACGTCGGCGGCATCCACCGGTGACGAATGTCCATTCCTTGTACCTCCTGTCGTGAACAATCAGGAAATGTGGAATTCCATCAACTTGACTCATCGGTATCGCCACTGCTTTGTGTCTTTCTCTCAGGTTGCCCATTTCGAGGGTCTTCTACTATGTCCGGACCAAAAAATTCTTGTAGTTTCCCGCTACGTTTATCATATGTAACCAAAAAAACGAGACAAATGATAATCACCCAAATCCAGAATGGCATCCTACAAAAGAGCTACTAATTTTAGTTGGCGTACAAGACGCTTCCGAGTCCGTTCATGATGCGGAGCACGTTGTAGTTGACACAGTACAGGTAAGGGGAGGAGACGTTGGGATTGGTCAGAGCCAATAGACCAGTGCGTCCGGCCGAATCCACAAG